CATTCTCGGCCGTCGGGTCGAACTGGCCGAGTACGACAGCACGGCCGACGTGCCCGGTACCGCTGCTCTCCCCGCCCGCGCCAGTATTCTCGCCGGAAACCTAGCTGAGCACCTGCGCCAGCAAGGCGATGCGCCCTTCCCGGTCATGGATGGCATCGCCGTGATCGAAATCTCCGGGGTGCTGATTCATCGCGGCGGCTGGATCGGTGAATCGTCGGGCCAGACCAGTTACGAGGGGCTCGCGGCGCAGATCGAGGCGGCGGCCAGCGACCCGTCCGTGCACGGGGTCGCGCTGGAGATCGACAGCTTCGGGGGCGAGGTGGCTGGCGTCTTCGATCTAGCCGACCGCATCCGCGCGTTACGCCGCGACAAACCGGTCTGGGCCTTTGTCGCCGAGCACGCGTTCTCGGCCGGATACGCGCTGGCCTCCCAGGCGGACCGCATCCTGTTGCCGTGCACCGGTTCGCTGGGCAGTATCGGCGTTGTCGTGATGCATGCCGATCTGAGCGGCAAGCTCGACCAAGACGGCGTGCAGGTCACCCTGATCCATTCCGGCCAGCACAAGGTGGACGGCAACCCCTACGCCCCGTTGGCCAGTGATGTGCAGGACGAAATCCAGCGCGAGATCGACGTGCTGCGGTTTTTGTTCGCTGAGACCGTCGCCGCCGGGCGGGCCGGGCGGCTCAGCCAAGAGGCTGCGCTGGCCACCGAAGCCGCCACATATCGCGGCGCCGACGCCGTCGCGGCGGGTCTGGCGGATGAAGTGACCGACCTTGCTCACGGCTTTGCCGCCTTCCGGCAGATGCTCACCAACCCGGCACCCCACGCGTTGGCACGCGCCCGGCATTCATCCCCGATCCACGCCACAACCCCGATCCAATCCCGAAAGGAGACCGCCATGGCCCATGCGCCCGACCAGGAGACCACGCCGCAGGATGAGGAGACCCGTGATGCGCAACGGGAGAATGCACGCGAAACGGCAATCGACACTCCCACTCAAGACGCATCCCCCGAGGCCAGCAGCGCAGTGGCTGCAATCGTACCACCCGCTACGTCTGCATCCTCCGACACTGCCAGTGCCAAACCCGCACCCGAAGCCGCATCGCCGCCTGCAATCGCACCGGCATCACAAGCGCCCGCCGCGCAGCCGGGCAATCTGGCCGAGGTCTCGTCGCGGCTGCGCCAGGAGGCGGCGGAAATCACCGAGATCGCGGCGCAGGCCGGGCGACTCGGCATTAAAATCGACGCGGCGAAAGCCCTGCGCGAGGGGACCACGCCCGAGGCGCTGCGCAGCCTCGTCCTCGAACGCGCCAGTGCTGCCGCCGATGCGCGCGATATAGTGGCGGCCCTGCCCGCGCAGGCCCTGCCACAGGCGACGGAAAGCCCCCTCATCGCGGCGGCAAAGCGGGACGCAGCCGCGGGCCGGGGTAACTGACGCCCGGCCCCGCGCCTCGCCCGACCTCCCGACACACCACAGCCCCGAAGATCCCCCGCCGCACTACCCCGGCGGGGGATGTCTTCCTCATGGCTCTGAAGGATCCCCGACATGACTGTCCTGACCCAACCGCCCACCATGGGCGATGTCCTCAAATACGAGGTCAATCCCAACTACACCCGCGAGACCGTCACGCTGCTCTCCGGCACCGCCTATCCCGTGGGATCGGTGCTGGGGCGCGTCACCGCCAGCGGCAAGTACAAGCTTGCCACGTCGGGCGGCACGGACGGCACACAGACCGCCGGGGCCGTGCTGCTCTACGCGGTCGACGCCACCCTGTCCGATGCGGTCGGGATCGTCATCGTGCGCGGTCCCGCGATCGTGTCACGCGCGGCACTGGCCTATGATGGCACCGTCGATGACGCGGCCAAGATCACCACCAAGATCGGCCAGCTGGCCACCCTCGGGATCATCGCCCGCGACACCGCCTGATCGAACCGCGAGCACCGCTCGATGCGCCGTCCCTGTTTCCCGTCCCACATTCCCCGGAGTTTTCCATGACCCTCACCCGCAACCCCTTCGACGCGGGCGGCTATTCGCTCGCCGAGATGACGCAGGCCATCAACATCCTGCCCAACCTCTACACCCGCCTCGGCCAGATCGGCCTCTTTCGCTTCTAGGGCGTCACCCAACGCTCCATCGTCATCGAGCAGCGCGAGGGCGTTCTCAGCCTGCTGCCCTCGGTTCCGCTGGGCGCCCCGGCCACGGTCGGCGACCGCGAGCAGCGCTCGATGCGCAGCTTCGCGCTGCCCTGGATCCCGCATGATGACGTCATCCTGCCTGCCGATATCCAGGGCATGCCCGCGCTGGGCGTCTCGGATGCCGCCGATCCGCTGGTCGAGGTGATGAACCGCAAGCTGACGCTGATGCGCCGCAAGCATGCCCAGACCCGCGAATACATGGAGATGAACGCGCTGCGCGGCATCGTGAAGGACGGCGCCGGCACCACGCTTTACGACTACTTCACGGAGTTCGGGATCACGCAGATCTCAGTCGACTTCCTGTTCGGCACGGCCGGCACCAATATCCAGGGCAAGGTGCGCACCGTGCTGCGCGGGATCGAGGACAACCTTCTGGGCGAGACCATGACCACAGCCCATGCGCTGGTCAGCTCCGAGTTCTTCGACAAGCTGATCAGCCATCCCAAGACCGAGGACGCCTACAAGTTCTACTCGGCCACCGGTGGCCAGCCCCTGCGCGACGACATGCGCCGCGCCTTCCCCTTCGCAGGGATCCTTTTCGAAGAGTACAATGGCTCCGTCACGCTTTCCAATGGCACCTCGGAACGGCTGATCCCCGCGGGCGAGGGCATCGCCTTTCCCCTTGGCACGTTCGACACCTTTACCACCTATGGCGGGCCCGCGAACCTGCTGGAGACCGCCAACACCGTCGGCCTGCCACTATATGCGCGCCAGATGATCGACGCCAAGGGCCGCTGGATCGACCTGATGACCGAAAGCTCGATCCTGCCGGTCAACAAGCGGCCGCGCCTCGCGATCCGCCTGCACAGCTCGAACTGATCTCCATGACCATCTTTGCAGATGCCATCGACACGCTCTTCGGCGACCCGAACATGGCGCGGGACGCGGTATACACCCCTGAGGGTGGCGCGCCCCAACTCATCCGCGTGGTCACGCGACGCGCGGACGAGACCACCGGCTTCGGCGATGCGCGTCTCTGGTCGGAAACCACACGGGTGGACCTGCGTGTCGCCGAAGTACCAGCGCCCCGACCCGGCGAAAGGATCGAGATCGACGGCGACGCGTTTCTCATTCAGGGTGAGTCCGTTCGCGACCGCGAGCGGCTGGTCTGGACAGTTGATCTGCGTCCGGCGGGATCCCCATGAAGCTGAAGTTGGACATCACACCCGATCTGGCCACGATGATGGCGGCCGAGATCAAGGCGGGCGAAAAAGCAGTCAGCGCGGCCACCCGCGAGGCCGGGACCGGCCTCAAGGCCGACTGGCGTCGCCAGATCACCGGCGCTGGGCTGGGCCAACGCCTCGCGCGCACGATCCGGTCCGAGCAATACCCGAAGGGTCAACCCAGCCTGAACGCTGCCGCGCTAGTCTGGTCGAAAGCGCCCGAGATCATCAGCGCCCATGATACCGGGCCGCTGATCCGCTCGAAAACTGGATTCTGGCTCACGATCCCGACCGAAGCCGCCGGACGCGGTCGGCGCGGTGGCAGGATCACGCCTGGCGAATGGGAACGCCGCCGCGGCCTGCGCTTGCGCTTCGTCTACCGCCGATCCGGCCCCAGCCTGTTGGTCGCCGAGGGACGGCTGAACAAGGGTGGTCGTGCGGTTGCATCACGCTCCAAAACCGGCCGAGGCCTGACCACCGTGCCGATCTTTCTGCTGGTGCCGCAGGTGAAGCTGCCGAAGCGGCTCGACCTCGACCGGGATGCCGAGCAGGCGCATGACAGCGTGCCGGGGCTGATCGTGGCGAATTGGGTGGAGGACCAGCTTTTTTGAAGTCCGCCATCCGGGACTTGGCAGTCATTCGATGCGCGCGTTCGATTACATGAGCCAACGCACGAAGACCGGCACGATCAGACTGGTGAGAAGAGCATTCAGTGCCATGGCGATACCGGCATAAGCGCCCGCGACCTCATTTACCTGAAACGCGCGTGCCGTGCCAATGCCATGGGCCGCCACTCCAACGGCGAAGCCCCTTGCGCGCCAGTCCGCTATGCGAAGCAGGTTCATTAGCGGCGTAACAGTGACAGCGCCGATTATACCGGTCAGGATCACCAGAACTGCGGTCAAAGTGGGGATGCCGCCCACAGCTTCTGAAATACCCAGCGCGACAGGGGCCGTTGTTGATTTCGGGGCGAGTGACAGAATGACCTCTGTCGGAAGTGCAAATGCGCGTGCGAGCAGGATGGCAGAGCCGGCTGCTACAAGCGATCCTGCAAGCAGGGCGAGCAGAATTGGCGCGACTGAGCGTTTGATTGTGTCGCGATTGTCCCAAAGAGGCAGCGCCAAAGCCACCGTCGCCGGCCCAAGCAGGAAATGAATGAATTGAGCACCCTCAAAATAGGTGGCGTAATCCGTCCCGGTCAGCCACAGCACCGGCGCAACCAGAAAAACAGAGAACAACACGGGATTTGCCCACGGCGCGTTCCCCAGATGGCGCGCAGCCGCATCGGCGGCCAGATACGCGAGGACAGTAGCAGTCAGCCATGTGAGCGGCGTCGTGGAAAGATAGCTCCACAGGCTTGTGACGCCATTCATTCTGAACGCCTTTCAATCAACCGGCTCACCCCTACGAACGTCGCGACGGCTGCCAACATCGAGAGCAGCGTAGACGCCACCAGGATGATGAGGAGGGCGAACCAATCCCCAGATAGAACATCAAGGTTTCCAATAACGCCGACTCCTGCTGGAACGAACATGAGAGACAGGTTTGCAAGAATGACACCAACAGTCGTTCGTACCGTTTCCGCAACGGGTGGATTTGTCCATAAGATGAGGATCAATGCAGCAAGACCGAGAACCGGTCCGGGTATGGGCAGACTGAGACCTCGCGCCGCGACCTCACCGAACAACTGGCAGCCGAGAAGAAGGCCTAATGTTGGAAGCATTGACGTCATGTTGACAAAAGCTGACAGCGATCATGACTAACGGCAAGCCGAAAGCATCGGTCAGGCCAATTCAAAGTTGACGCGTCGCGCTAATCGGCAAATTCCAAATCCAAGCAAGTGCAAGCTGTCGATTTTGTGACCATAAACCTAGACCTTCCGAGTTCACAACAAGCAGACGATAATGGCCTCCCCTCGCGAAACCATCCTCACCGCGCTGCACGCGCGGCTCTCTGCGCTTCCCTCCACAGTCCTGCGCGGCGAGGTGCTGCCCGAACGCGTGGCGGCCGGGGGCCTGCTGATCCTGCGCGACGGCGAGCCTGGCGAACCCGAAGTGACGCTGTCGCCGCTGGCCTACCACTACCAGCACCGCGCCGAAATCGAGGCGGTGGTCCAAGGCGCGGACCGTAACGCCGCCTTCGACACGCTGACCGCCAGCATCGGCACGGCGCTCGCCGCCAACCGCACACTGGGCGGACTCTGCGACTGGGTCGAGGCGGAAGCGCCGCGGCCCATCGATCTGCCCGTCGAGGGCGCGGCCAGCCTGAAGGCCGCCGTGATCCCGGTGGTGCTGCACTATTCCACGGCCGATCCACTGGCCTGACCCCGACAACCCAAGGAGACACGACATGGCACGAGCCCAGGGGGCGCGGGCGCAGATGGCGCTTGCGTTCG